ACCGTTTTTCTTCCTGACCCAGCCAAACGTCGCCGCAATGCCAAAGCACTGCCACGGCTCAAGCTGGACGCGCTCGCGCTTTTGCGCCCATTCGCCTTTGGTGTGCGGCAAAAGCTCGATGAACCGAAGTTTCTTCTCCGCCTTGGCCGGGTCGAACCGGTATCGAAATCCGCGTTCTTTGCTCTTCTTCAAGTCATCCAGGTGGCGCTGGCAAGCCAGTTTTACATACCGGCAACACGCAATCTTGCCACTTACCACAGCACGCGCGAACTGCTGCGCCTTGGCCACCATCGGGTAGTTCTCTTTCGCCATGTCACATCTCTAGAATCGCCGTCAACTCGTTGCCACCGTCGCGTTTCTTTGGCCCTATCAGACGCTGACGGCTGGACGGATCAAGACCCAACAGTGCACCGAAGGTTGCCATCCGACGCGCAGCTTCGTTAGCCACAGTAGCTGCCGGGTTTTTCGCAAACCGGCCACGTTTGTCTCTAATAACCACGCCATGCTCGGCCATGTGCTGCTCGGCCTGTCGAAAGCGTCCATAGGCAGCGCAGTAGACCTCCAAATTTTGAATGTCCGTTGCTTGCAATACCCCCTGCGCGCACAGTAGCGGAGCCAAGTGCAACCACCGATCACGCGCCGGGCCAGGTTTCCAGTCAGCGGGCGGATCGATATCCACAACCTCACCAAACTGTGGCGCAGCCCGATTCAATGCGCGCTTGCCGGGATTGCCCGCTACGAGCTTGCGTTCAACCGGTTTGGGCTTGCGGCCAGAACGGCCAGATGCTCCTGCCATGTCGCAATCCTGTCCGGTCACCACCAGCGGATGGCGGTGATCAGCGAAGCAATACCAAATATCGAGACTGCAATGACACAGCCCCACAGCAATCTGGTTAGCGTGCTGAATCGCCACTTGGATAGCTGATTCATCATGTTGAACACCTCGTAGAAAATCTTGATAAAATCCGCCGCAAATCACTCCTATGTCTCGTATAGGGGTTGATACAGAAAGCCCCGTCAGATTGCCGTCTGGCGGGGCTTTCGCCTGTTTATCGCAGCGCTTCGTAACTAGCCCGGCAAGCCAACGCGGCTATTCGTAGCTCGTCAGCGTACTGAGCAATTCTTCGACCATCGTCTTCCATCCGCTCAAGCATCCCTGCGAGCAGATCGGTGGCGGTGGTATCCGGCTGGCCTGGGCTTCTGTGGGTAGCGGTGGAATCGCGGGAGGCTTGACGGCGGATACGGGCAAGCTCTGCGCGCAGCCGGTGAGCATCAGCAGCAGCAACATCAGCAGCAGCACGTAGCTGATCGTGTTCCGATTGGGCGGTCGTGCGGACATGATCGATCTCCTCGATAAACTTTTGCTCGACGGCGCGCGCGTGCTGCTCGGCTTGCGCCAGACTTTGGGCGTAACCGGACTGGATGCGGGCAATTTTCGCGTCGTAGCGCCAACCTTGAGCAAGCCATGCAAGACCAGCAGAAATCACGGCAGCAGCCAGTGCGCTGATGATGGTGGTACGCATGCGTGTTACCACCAGCGTACCCAGTGCAGATTGCCCGCCAGATAGCCCAACGCAAATACAAATCCGACAAGCGCCAGCAACAGAAAACGCCAAGCCGGTAATTTGGTTGCCATAATGCGCACCTCGTGTAGAATTTTGCTAAGATGTTCCAAATTCTTTCCTTGGTCAGATCAAGGGTGGAATACAGAAAGCCCCGTCAGATTCGCCGTCTGACGGGGCTTTTGCTTTTGGATGGTTCGTTTCAGCTATCGAGTGGCCTGCCTTCGCACAAGGCGCGTTCGTCAGCGCGGCGCAGTTTCAAACCGCGTAGCTCTCGCCCCCTGGCATACTTCCAACGATCAAGCTCTGCACACACGCCCGGCCAATCGTTGGCAAGAGCCTTTTTTTGCAAGGTGGAGCCACACACGACTTTTGCACCGATGTTAAATGCCGCCGATGTCAGCGCGGCTTCGACATGTGCGGGTTTGGGCATGGGCAGGCAGCGGTTCACATCGGCATTGGCTGTCGCCATGTCTGCTGCCAGCAACGCATCGCACTCCTCTTTGGTGTATTGCTTGCCCTCTACGATGTCCGGTCCCGTATGGCCGTAGCAGACCGTGAGAATGCCTACCGGATCACGGTACGGTTCGTAGCGCTCGCCCTCCCAGCGGATAATCAGGACTGCGGCCATGCTTGCCACTACTGCGCCGCCAATCCGTGCCGCAGTTTTCAGGACAGGCTTCATGGTTGCTTGTCTTTGCTGCGCCATTTCGAGATGAGATACGCAATTTGCAGCACCAGATAAAGTACCGTCAAACCACCTATCACAGCATCCATATCCCACCCTTGCAGAAAGGCTACGGTAGAAACGGCAACTGGAGGGGTAGATTTGGCAATCTCAAAACCAATTTCGTGATTCATACGTATCCTTCGAGGCATATAACCTCCTGATGCGAAATTCTGGTACTACCACCAGCGGATGGCTCCAATTCCATGCAAGATTGCCGCAATCACCAACCCATAGACCATGATTCTCAAGTGCAGATTTTTGGCAATGGTTTCCAGTGCTTTCACTATCCAATCTCCACCCTTGGGGTTAAAATCCACTTACGGTTTTCCTCATAGTGTGTGTATGGGGTTAAACGAGAAAGCCCCGTCAGCGGCAAACTGGCGGGGCTTTCGATTGTTCAGGCTACATCAGTACGGCAATAGTTTCAGGGTTTTTCCTGAATTTCATTTTTCGCGGGCATAAAAAAACGGTTGGGCGGCAGGTGTCCGCGATAACTTCTCTTAACTTTCGACTATCCCCCTGCCATCTTCGCCCTTCGTCTGTCAATTCCATTTTTTGCCTCTCGCATCGTCTTGGCGCGGTGGCAATCCCGGTTGATTGCCCGCAGATTGTCCAGATCATCAGTGCCGCCTTCGGCCAGTGGCTTGATGTGGTCTACCTCATGCGCTATCCGTGGTAGGGGTCGTTTCTGGCAGTCTTCGCACTGGCAGAGATAGCCATCGCGTGCCAGCACCTGTTCGCGCAGACGACGCCACGGGCGACCGCCTCGTCCTGACTGTTGTGTATCCTTGCGCCATGCCTTTGCCAGGGCTTGATGCGCGTCACAGTAACCGTTTGCGTTGCGGTGCAGTGTCTGGCATCCCGGCGCGCGACATGGGCGCTGTGGACGCTGTGCCATCGGGTTTCTCCAATGCAAAAAGCCCGCGAACCTTTCGGCTGGCGGGCTTGCGTTTTCTGTGGACGCAACTCGGGCGACTCGTTGTCAATACTACTAATCCAGAAAATCTTTGTCAAGCGTTATCGACCATCAAGCCGCGCCGGATGAACATGGGGGTGAGCAGCGCTTTAGCCTCAAGGTATGTCTCGTGCAACTGAACCGCGCTCATGCGCGGGTTGCGAAACACCTTTGCACCTGCGGCCTTGTTCGCAGCGTGCAGACCCACGGCGCTACGCATCTGCCACGTAGGAAGCTGATCAATGCACACGTCAACTTGTTCTGCTTGTTGGCGGGCGATTCTGGCATCGCGATCCTCTCGCTCAACATCTTGATCATGGGTGATTCCTGAGTGGGTTGAACGAAAAATCGGCGAAGTGTTGGAATACCACAGAAACTCCCGATAAGCACGCGCCCAGTAGTACCAGGTCATGATTAAATCTTCTACCGGATCGGTACCGTTCATGCTCTATGAATTTCCCTTTGAGCCGATCCTCACAATGATCTTGCCGTTCGGACAGATTACGTCGCGTTCAATGTGCAGGCGATCAATGAGGCTGTCGTCTTCGATGACACCTGCATGGGTGAGTGCATCGAGTACGCCCTTGGGCAGGTTATCGAGATCGCGAAGACGACGGTCAGGGGGGAAAGCATTCATGTAGACGGCCAGCCGTCCGGGCGCGGCCTTGGGCTGTCCGGCTGCCATGATGGTATCGGCCACTGCCCGCCGATAGGATCGTCCACGCTCGCTGATAAGGGTTCGCCCGGCGAGTTTGCCGGTATTCGGACTGCGCCAGTAGGTATTGACGCTTGGCGGCCATGGCAGCTCCAGAATGATCATGTCTCATCCGTTAAGCAAGGATTGCGTTGCCTGGGGTTGCAGCAACGGTGTAGCGTGTGTGGATTGCTCGATGGTTTCAATCTGCGCTTTGTCCGGTCTGTGCCAG